AAAGCGTTAAATAGCAGAAGCACTGCTGCTGAAACAACAGAAACTCAGGTGTGGGCGAGCAATACGCAAGTTCAATTATCAAACCAAGGAAACTCGTATACACGTCTTTACCATATGTTTAGACGTGCGCCATCCTTTATGGATGTGGTTTGCTATACAGGGACGGGAAGTGCTACGACTGTGACGCATAATTTGCAAGCAGTTCCAGAACTACTTTTACTTAAAGATAGAAATAATAGTAGTGGTTGGGCTTGGTATTATGGAGTCGCAGATAAATGGATTTCAATGCCGGGTGGTAGTGCTCCGTTTACTAGCTCGACTATTTGGAATAATACTACTCCAACAAGTTCTGTTTTTACTGTGGGTGCAAATACTAAAAGCAATGCTTCAGGAACAACTTATGTTGCTTATTTATGGGCGTCCTTAGCTGGAGTTTCAAAAATTGGAACTTATGTGGGTAATGGCTCAAGTCAAACCATAAACTGTAACTTTAGTGCTGGTGCAAGATTTGTGATGATTACCGATTTAACTAACGGCGGTCGTTGGAATATTTTTGATACAGCTAGAGGCATTATTTCTTCAAATGACCCAGTATTACGATTAGATACTGCACAGGCTGAAATAACTGGAGAAGATCCTATCGATCCAGCGTCCTCTGGTTTTATTGTTAATGTTGGAGGTCCTGATTACACATTTATTAATAATTCTGGGACAACTTATTTATTCTTGGCAATCGCATAAAACATTACATTGGGAACAATCATGCAAGTAAGAATCAGATCAACTGGACAGGTAATGTACGAAAGTGAATTTCGTGCATACACAAAAGCCAATGGAGGCCCATCATGGGAGACAACTACAACTGAAGTCTTAGAGGCTTTGGGTGCTGATGTAGTCTTTGAAGGCCCACAAGCTACTGGTGGTACTGTTTACCAATACTCTCAAGCACAAGGTGTAGAGCAGATTGAAGGTAAGTGGTACACAAAGTATGTGTTAGGCCCTACCTTTATCGATACTGTTGAGGATGGTGTAACTACTACAGCACTACAGCACGAAACTGCTTACAAGGCTTCTAAGGATGCTGAACAGGCTAAGAGTGTTAGAGCAACTCGTGATGCTAAGTTAGCTGAGTGTGATTGGACACAAGTAGCTGATGCCCCTGTTGACAAAGCTGTATGGGCTACATATCGTCAAGCCTTGCGTGATGTAACAGCGCAGACTGGCTTTCCTTTGACAGTAACTTATCCTGATAAACCATGACAAACGAAGCTGTATCAACAAAAATAGCATCAGCAGCTACCTATGGTGGTTCTAGTGCTGCAGTCATCTTTGGTCTAACAGCTAATGAGTTTGCTGCTATCTCTGGTGTTGTGATTGCTATATGTGGTTTATTGGTAAACATCTACTTTAAGCATCAACACTTAAAGATTGCACAGAAGAACGCTCAACCTGACGAGCAAGAAAAATGAAAGAGTGGACTGAGGCATTTATTGCAGCAGTCCTTTTTTCTTCCACGATTATTTGGGCGTTTTACACAATCATTTGGGCTTATCCATGGTAACAGCTAAGAAAACAAAACCTCCCGCTAAAGTTGCACCAGTCAAAAGATCAGTAGTAAAACCGACAGTTGTTCAACAACCAAAGCAACCAAAGAATCAATCGAATGTTGACAAGGTAGTTGATCTCATCAAGTGGGTAGATAACCCATTTAAACTGCTCACAGTAATCTTGCTATCGTTCCTATTCTTTGCTGGTTACTTTGCTTGGGATTCTCGTCAAGTGATTCTGCAAGCCATCACTAACTCTAGCCATCAAACAGAGTTGAAAGATACTCCGTCATTGATGCAAGTGGCTTTATCTGTCCAACGTGATCTTGAGGCTGAGACTGTCACAGTACACAAAGCTAATTTATCGGTTAACTCTCGAACTACATTGTTTGCACTTACCTCTAAGGGTCACGACAAAACCATGGATGGTGGAAAATCATCCTTGTTTAACAAAGACCCACAACGTAATCAGTCAATGATTGCCATGCTTGGTGGTGAGGTTTATTGCGACAAATTGGTGGTGACAGGCAAGAACTCAGATTGGGAAGAAAAGCAAGGTGTGAAGTATGTCTGTCGTGCAGGAATCCCTCCAAAAATGGGTGAGTTTGATGGATATATTTCTGTTGGATTTAAAGAAGCAACAGAAGACCCAACAGAGATTAAGACTCGTATCAACTTGGCAATTAACGAGATGAGTAAATGAAATGGATAGTGTTGGTACTATTTTCCATTTGGTTATTAGTATCGGCACAACCCAAACAATGTTTGCTATCAGACTTCTATGCTTTGAGTTGGATAAGCGAGCCAACAATGAGGCACATGGAGTTGTCTCGTTGGATAACTACGAATGGAGACTCTTGTAGTTCTGAACAACTGGTTGTTTTGTGGAATAACTTAGCATTGTGGGCAGGGGTGGCTGATAGTGCTGAGATGAGGGCAAAGGTTCTTTACTACTATGCTAGAGCAATGGAAAGGGAGAAGCCAAAATGAGTATTGATAAAATTCGTTGGTTTCCCATTGTTGATGCTACTGGCTACCCTCAGAAAATTGATGGCACTCAAAGACGAATAGAGAAGCACCAAGAGGAACACAGAACAATTGTGAAGGCTGCCAAGGCACAAGAAAAGTTAGATGACTTGCTGTTTGAGTTATATTGCAAAAAAGCAGAACAGCAAAAAATCAGGCTTGAGATATTCACAAATAGGAAACTAGACTTTTATGTATAAAGCATTGTTTTTAGTTTTACTGCTAACTGGCTGCAAAGATGTCTATCGATACCCATGCCAGAATCCTGATAACTTTATCCTTGAGCAATGTCAGAAGCCTAAGTGTCTGTTTACTCAGCAATGTCCAGAATACTTAGTAGCACCAATTCTTGAAAAAAAGGTTAACGATGCACCAGAAAACAAGACCAACAATTGAGGAAATTGAAACCTATGTTTGGGGCTTTGTGGTCGTAGTGGTCACATTGATTCTTTGCTTTATTGTTGTTGCTTTACTCTACTCTGTTACTTTTGTGACTCAGCCAATCAAGAGCATGGCCCCGATTGATATGGCCTACACCAAGATGCTAAACGACATTGTTTTGCTAATTGTTGGTGGCATTGGTGGTGTTATCGGTAAGAAGGGCGTAGGAACGGCTTTAAACGCCATCCAAGGCTCTCCAACGCCTCCTCCGACACCGACACCGACACCTACACCAGTAGTAACTCCTCCTGTAACGCCTCCTGTTGTTGCTCAGAATACTTGGACTTCTACATCTTCAGCGCCTAATTGGTTGAACTTTAAGAATCCTGATCTTGACGAATCTTGGACTCCTCCTCCTCCTCCGACTACGCCTCCAGATTTGCTAGAGGATGACCATGATCGTGAACAACTAGCGATGGCTAGAAAAGAGGTGGGCTGATGTTTGGCATACCACTACCTTGGCTATTGATTGGGATATTCTTTGCTCTGTTTGGCACATACCGAGGTGGCTATCACTTTGGTTGGTCAGATAGGGATAAAGAGATGCAGATTGAGATTGCCAAGAAGAATGAAGAATCTCGTCAGACTGAACAGAAACTTACTGAAAAACTTAACGAAAACGCTAGTAAATTATTGGAGGCAAACAATGTTCTTAGCCAAAAAACTACTGCTCTTGCTAACGCCAATCGTCTTGGCAAGTTGCGCCTCTGCCCCACAAGTAGTGTACAAACCTCCCCAAGTACCCCCATTGCCCCCACAAATACAGAAACAACCAGTCAACCTGACAGACCGACTGACACAGCTTCTGATGCCGAAAGAGCAACCATCGAAGCCATTGCCGAAATAGTCGCACAAGGTGATAAGAACACAGCAGCACTCAATGCTTGTGTTGATTCGTATAACCAAATGAGAGATTTGTTAAATGGTAAGTCCTGAACAACTAAAACAGCTTCACATTGGTGAACAATGGGTAGATGCGCTGAACGAGACTTTTCAGCGTTTCAACATTCTTACGCCACTACAGCAAGCCTCATTCATTGGTCAATGTGGGCATGAGTGTGGGAACTTCAAAATCCTTGAAGAAAACCTAAACTATCGTGCTGAAACTCTGATGAAGTTGTGGAAGTCTAGGTTTCCAACTATTGAGATTGCTAACGAGTACGCTAGGAATCCTAAGAAAATTGCCAACAAAGTCTATGCTTCAAGGATGGGAAACAGAGATGAATCGTCTGGAGATGGTTTTCGCTTTCGTGGTCGTGGGTGTATTCAACTTACTGGTCATGCTAATTATTTTCATGCTGGCAATGCTTGTAATGAGGATTTTGTTATGAGTCCAGACCTAGTGGCTACACCCAAGTACGCTGCTATGACTGCTGGGTGGTTCTGGAATACTCACAAGTTAAATCAGTACGCTGATACTCGTGACTTCACCATGATGACTAAGAGAATCAATGGCGGCACGATTGGGCTTAACGATAGGATTAAGCACATCAATCATGCCTTAGAGGTTCTTACTGCTTAACAAAGATACCCTCTTTATTGAGGAATCCTTTGCGACTTTTTATCTCCTCATAAGCGCCTTTAAAGCACTCTACAAGGTCAAGATCAGCACAAGCGCAACCCATCACTAGGGTTACAAGAATATCTCCGTATGCGTCTGCCATCTCAGCCCTATCGCCTTTGGCAATTGCTGTGAATAACTCTTGTAACTCCTCACGAGTTTTTACTGCTTGGGCATAGGGTGTGCTGTTCTGGACAATCTGTCGAGCCTCACCCCATTGAATAACCTTCATCTCGGTATTAGCGTACGACATTCCATTCCCTTTCATTTCGTCCAGAGTTTGATTTAACAGTATTTCCTGTCAACTCAATCAATCCAATTGTTTTCATTTCACTCAAGCGTCTAGCTACTTGATTGCCATCTAGCTTGGTTCTTGCTGAGATACCATCCTTGCCCAAAGCACCATGCTCTAGTAAGCACTCTAGGATGATTCTGTGGTGGTCTGAGGCTATGGGTTTAATAGCCTCTGCTGCTTCAAAAGAAGTGATTGGGTCTGTTGCCCTCACTCTTGGGAAGTCAGGCATCTTAAAGATTTTCTCAAAAGCGCTTTTCATATCCATTATTTTCTCCTTGAGGTGGGGTACTAACGTTCGTCCGACATTGCTGTCCGCTTTCCCCCTATTAACTTAAAACGGCATTGAATCGTCAAATTCTTCTTGTTTAGCTTTTTTAGGCTTATTCAAAGAAGCGTCTGCGTTTTTGTTCTTGACAGACAAAGACATAAATTTGTTTCCGTCCTTGCTGATCTTAATCCAAGCAGATAGCCAGTAGTCTGTACCATCTACATTGATAGACCCTTTGTAATCAGGAAACTTAGCATCGTCTTTACGATCGTTCTTGAAAAGGCTACCTCGATTGTTGTTGTCGTATTCCATTATTCTTTCGCTTTCTTAATTGCTGCTCTTACTTTGCTTGGCAGTAGTCCCCACAAAGCTACCTTTTGGTCTGCTTCTAGGTTTTCTGCCTCCATTTTCTCAAGACCTTGTTTTCCATCAAGTGCCATGAGTTCCATTGCTAACTCCCTGAGATATTCCATCTCCTCTGGTGGTAGCGTATCTGCTATGCCCTGTGTAGGCGTAATGATGACCTTTTCTTCCTTGAGTGGTGCAGAAGAATCCAGAGCATCATGCTCAACAATCTCCATTGCTGTCATCCAGAGATACCTACGCTGATATGTCTCTACAGCACCAAGATTCTGGATAGCGTGTGCGCCCTTTAGATTGGCTTCTACCATTGGCGAACTGATAGTAATGAAAGTGCCATCATCTACGTCTGTGATGGTCAGGTCTGCATAGTCTTTAGTGTATGAGATGACTCCGCACAAACCTTGACTATGAAAAATCTCATTGATCTGGGGTAGAAAGTCGCCCAGTTCAAAATATTGGTAGCCCGCGAACTTATTGTGTCCTGACTTTTTTAACGACATAGATTGCAAAGCCATCCGAGCGTTCATTAACTTCTTATGTACCATTTCATTATTCCTTTAAATAATCTTCAATCATTGCTTCTTTGTCTTCCTCGTATAAATCCTCAAAAGGTACGAAGTGGTTTTCTCCACAGCATGAGCCGTAGGTCTTAGGGTTTGTGCAGTAGCAGCAGTAAGTGCCATGCGATAAATCCTTGATAGCGTCTGCTCTGCTAATCATTGGATTCTCTGCACTTGTTTAGCTACAAGCCATTTATCGCCTAGTCTGCGTACAGACTTCACCCATTGCTTTTGGTAGTCTCTAATGACCTCTGGAGGGGCTTGGTAGGTGCTGAATATCTTACGGACATGGATTAAGAATCGTGTGTTCATTTCAACTCCACAAGTTCAAGCACTAAACCTTCTTCGTTAGGGTCGCCACCATAACTAAGAACACCATATTTTTTGTTTTTAAGTTTGACAACAAGAGGAACATCTGGATTGCAGAAGTCATCTTTATCTGGTGCGTTATCGTATTTGACCATGCTGTCAGCCATTGCTTTACAGACTTGGCGCGTTGTGAATGGTAGTAAAAATGCCATGTTTACGCCCTCCATGCCAACAAAACACCCCAACCACCAAAGATGATGACTGCCAATGTCCACTCAACTAGAGTTTGAATAATCTTACTTTTCATTTGGTTCTCCTTAAAGACCCTTGCGATTTGCTTGGGCTGATGATGATTGTATAGTTTTCTGAACGATATTCAATAGGTTTTAGTAAGTATTTACCCTAAAAACAACAAATATTTTCTTTGCTATACTGTTTAGATGGATAAACAAACTGCTATCAAACTAGCTGGCTCACAAAGTGCGCTTGCTCGTATCTTTGACATACATAGGACGGCTGTTTTTCAATGGAAAACAATCCCTCCTCTACGCCTTTACCAACTCAAAGAACTTAGGCCAGAGTGGTTTAAATGAAAAGGCTCTACCACTACTTCACCTACAAATCTCTGATGATGCAACATTTGGGATTTGCAGCAGAGAATGTGTCAATGAACGATTCTTTGTTTCACTTGATTTTCTACCATTGGTACAAAGATAAAGCGCAACACCACTATTTTTTAATGACTCACGAAGAACGAGAAGAACTACACAAGTTAATGATTTTATGACCCAAGCACAAGTAATTAAAGCCCTCCAGAATGGCCCATTGACCTCACATGAGGTAGCAAACCTAACTGGTATGCCACAAGCCACAGTCCTATCCACAGCAAAGAAACTACGCAACCAAGGTAAGTTGACCACAGAGATCATCAAAGTTGGTCGCCATTGGGTTGCTCAGTACACCTTAGACGATGATCTGATTGAGTACAAACCTAAGAAGGATGACGAGGAAACTCGCTGCAAGCTAAACCCATTTGACATTCGTAATGCCAAGGGTATCTTTACCCCTGCTGAGTATCGAGTGATGAACGCTCAGGCTCGTAGGCTTTACAAGAGCAATCCAGACTTTACGAAAACAATTACAAATAATCAGAGAATTTAACTATCCAATAGGCTTTTTTAAGTTTACAATTATTTGAAACACGGCTAGGTACGAAGTCATGAGCGTACCGAAAAGAGTTACCCCTTCTCCTGCCGAAGTTTCTTTCAAGGGGCTTTAAAAAGCGGCAAAAATTATGGCTAATCCGTGGTTTCGACTCTATTCAGAGTTCGCACATGACCCAAAAATTCAGATGCTTTCTGAGGCAATGCAAAGACGCTATGTCATGCTTATGTGCCTTAGATGTAGCGAAACACTTGAAACGTTACATGAAACAGAGATAGCGTTTCAACTGCGCCTATCAGAAGCTGAATTGATTGAAACAAAGCAACTGTTTATCAGTAAGAATTTTATTGATAAGAATTGGAATTTATTGAATTGGGACAAACGTCAATTTGTCTCAGACTCAAGCACCATGCGAGTTCGCAAGTATCGAGATAAAAAGAAACAACCAAGTAACGCTGACGAAACGTTACAGAAACGTTCTAGTAACGCTATAGATACAGATACAGATACAGATACAGATAAGAAACAGAGTATTAAAGCAACTGTCGTTGCAACACCTGAAGGTGTTTCTGATTCTGTTTGGCAAGAGTTCATTGCTCACAGGAAATCCAAGAAGGCTCGTGTTACTCAATTGGTTGTTGATGGAATACAAGAGCAAGCAAGGATTGCTGGTTGGTCATTGGAAGACGCATTGAAAGAAACCATTGTTCGCAACTGGCAGTCTTTTAAAGCTGATTGGGTAAAAGACGAAAGTTTGAGCAAGACTGGTCAGATGAATCAGCGTGTAATCTCAGGCTTAACTCGTGGACTTATTGGAGGCAACAGCAATGTCAAGCTACTCGGAAACTGATTTTTGCACACAAGACCAAGGACTTGATTACATCTTTGGAAGAATGATGGCTATTTTTGGTGCGCCATTTAACCGCCATTTTGATGGACTAGACCCAGACTTTGTTCGGCAGGAATGGAAAAACCAACTAGGGCGTTTTTTGACATACAGACCAAGCATGGACTTTGCCATTGCCAAGCTGGATGGAGAGTTCATTCCTAGTGCTATTAAGTTTAGAAACCTTTGTAATGCTGGCCCTGAGATTCCTGTCAAAGAAACTTTGCAGATCGTCAAGCAATCTACTGAAGCTGAAAAAAAAGCAGCATTAAAAGCAAGATTGACGGCTGCAGCATGGCTTGAAAAACATAGGGCAAATAAAAATGTCACATGAGCAAGCCATGAAACTACTAGACAAGGTGCGTGAAGGCGTACCTATGCCTCTACACCTGATAAACAAAGCATTGGAATTGACTGGTGACTTATGTATTCCAGACGAAATGTAGAAAGCCCTAGCGACAGAGTAACTCTTGAGCAAGCAGAAGCTAGAGAGTTATTCCACAACTGGGAACAAACCAAGAATCGTGATTTGATTCGTGCAAGGTTAGAGAGAGCAGAACGAATCTATGGCTCTGGCTCAAGAGACAGAATAAGAGCGTTTATGGCGCAAATGAAAGAAGGAAAACTCGAATGACATTTATCGTTTCATTTAAGGTTGATGGCAACCCTGTTGGCAAACAAAGAGCAAGGTATGCAAAGCGTGGCAACTTTGTCCAAGCCTACACCCCTGAGAAAACCAGAACTTATGAAACCTTAATCAAGGAATCTGCCAAACAAGCAATGGCATCTGTTGAGTTTAACGATAGTGCTAGGCTTGCTGTTTACAGATTGGGTGACTTTGGTGCTGAGAAGATCACGCCAGATAGCTTAGACAGAACTGCTTTACATGAGTTGCTTCATGTATTCTTGCACGATTTGATGATGGTAGCAACAGACCCCAAGTCCTCAGACGAGGATATTGAAATGCACGAGTTCAGGCCACAATAACTTTCCATTAAAGAAGTTAAGAACAGCAAACCCTGATCTGTGGTTGCTAGGGTTTAGCTCTCCGTAGGTAAACTGTGGGCCATCAGTCTCTGCTAGTGTTCCAGTATCAACACCATAGCGAGTGCCGTTATAGTCATCAAAAGGCGTTACCTTAAGAGAGTGTAGGTGTCCAGTTACGATGTTGACACCAGCGTTAACAGTATTGTTGTGAGTGGCATGGATTCCACCTTTGTAACGATGCTTAACAATTGTGTTCTCAGTAGGCCAACAAGCCCAACAGAATTCCCAATTAGGAATATGGTCTGTTAGCTTAAATCCTAAAACATCCTTAAACTGTGGTGCGTGTTGGGCTAACTTATTTGCAAACCTAGCATCGTGATTTCCCCATGTAAATATCAACTTTACATTGTGTCTCTCAGCTTTAGCAGTTTCCTCGATCTCCTCAAGCGCTGCCTGACAAGCCTTTAACTCTTGGATAACAGAAGTCTGTGGCAAATCAGACGCATCAAAACGACTTATAGACGCACCATCAAACGCATCTCCGTTACATATCACCGCCTTTGGCTTGAACTCTTGGATAGCCCATAAAAGCCCTTTAAAGGACGTTGAGCGTTGACTAGGAATAAAGTGAGCGTCAGAGAAGACTATTACGCATCCATCCTCTATGCCAAGATTGATCTGTTTTAAAGGAGAGAATGACTTAGGCTTTGACGCATTATATTTAGCGCCACGATGGTCACAAGCGTCTAGCTTCAATTTATAGTGTTCTTCAATCCACCTTCTACGCAAATAGACTGCCCTAGTTGCAATTCCAAGATGCTCTGCAACTTTAGAAGCAGATTGGTATTTGCCCCATACTTTGACAAACTCAACATCTGTACAAGTTTCGTTATGTGAACCCATTGCCATCCTTTAAAAGATTTTCCAAGAGATTGATAACTCTATGCTCTTGCATTTCAATATCCTCGTCTGAGGACTTGGGGTCTGTTGCTACCATCATCAAATCGTGCAAGAATACATGAAGCAACTCATGTAAAGCAGTTCTGTCTAAGCTATCTGGCGTGATCTT